TTGATACGAAGGGTTGGCTATCTTGGAATAATAAGCTACAAGACAATTATTACTATCAAGAATTCTCTTACGAAATTAAAAGCGATCAATTTACAAATACTTATAGACAGCTCGTGCAGGATATTTTACATCCTGCTGGCACGAAGATGTTTGGTCGAATTCGACTGTATTCAGGTCTTGACACAACAGTTGTGTCAATCGATCAGTCATCAATCAAGTATAATATTGAATCAGAATTCTCTATCGATATTCCAACAGTTGTTTCTGATACCGAATCCGAATATATAGAAACTGTAGCGAATACATCACCAGAAATTACTTACAATACACTTGAAGCAACAACTACCGTAGCGACTGCCGAAACTGATATTCTTGTATTTACACTAGGCACGGGTAATCTGTTTATTGCCAATAGTGCTCTTATCAGTGCTTACGCGGCAGTGACTGTAAATGCTTACGCTAACGTGCCCATAAGCTTGTTGGGATCATCATCATTCGTCTATGGTAATAATACTATATTCCAAGTTGAGGTACCATCGAGCAATACAAGACTTCTGATTGTTGATTCAGTAAGGTCTACTAACGGAGCATACTTTACAAATGCTACATATTCTAACACATCATTGAGTCTGAAGACTAATTACTTTGCTAACACACTATCAAATGCCGTATTTTATGTAGCCAACACCAGCTCTTAATTATAAATAAACTAAAATGGCTAGTCATGAGGATTGAAATACAATGCCAGGAACAGTAACAAGAAGATTCCGAGTTCATAATGCTGAACAATTCCACGAGGCATTTAGTGAAGCTGCATCTACTAAGATGTATTTGTACATCGCACGCGTATCGCCGTGGCCAGATGATGCTAATCCACCCACACCCACGGACAGCATTCAGCAGACAGAGTACGATAACTGGAAAAAGATGATTGCTGCTAAAAGAGTGCAATCAGCTGATGTAACTTTTGCTGTTCCTCGGTATAACTGGACTACTGGGACTGTATACAGAGAGTATGATACCACATCAACAACTCTATTTGATGCGCCAGCCAGTTCCAACTCTTATTATGTTGTAAGTAGTTCCTATAACGTATACAAGTGCATGTTTAATAACAAGGGCGCAACTTCTACAGTCGAGCCTACTGGTATTTCTACTTCAATTCTAGCAACTGCAGATGGATACAAGTGGAAGTTTATGTATACGATCGATGCTGGTTCAGCACTTAAATTCTTGACAGATAACTGGGCGCCAATCAAGACACTCACATCAGATGATGGCTCTGCACAATGGGATGTTCAGGCAACGGCAGCAAACGGTTCAATTGATATTATTGATGTTCGCACTGCGGGTTCATTATACATGACCAATTCCGGTACACTCGCCGCAGTAGCTGATGGTGATACAATGACACTTGCTGCTGGTGCAAATACGACTGATAATATCTACAACGGATCGGCGCTGTATATTGCTTCTGGTACTGGTTCTGGTCAGGTTCGCGAAATTGTCGACTATAACGGTGCTACAAAAGTAGTACAGCTTGCGTCTGTATTTTCTGTTGTCCCAGATACTGCATCTACTTATGTTATTGGGCCTAAAGTTACTATTAGTGGTGACGGTACCGGCGCTACTGCTTTTGCAAATGTCACTACCGCATCTTCAAATGCTGTAAATCAAGTCACAATGATTTCTACAGGAAGTAATTATTCTGAAGCCACGGTCACACTTACTGGTAACTCATCTCATGGTTCTGGTGCTACTGCGGTAGCATATGTTTCGCCTCCGGGTGGTCACGGATCTGATCCAGTCGGTGAGTTTGCTGCACACAATGTAATTTTGAATGTTCAGCTTTCAGGTGCTGAGTCAAATACATTCCCAACAGTCAATGATTTCAGAACAATTGGTCTGCTTCGTGATCCTCAACTAGCCAACGGCGCTGTTGCTACTGGAACTCGCTATGACCAGACAACTCGCCTAACACTCACGAGTGTTTCTGGTACTGGTGATTACACGCTAGATGAAACAATCCGTGGTGGTACATCGGGCGCTGTTGGTAAATTTGTAAAATTTGCAAACACAAATGCAGCAAATACTACAGGTGTTGTTCATATCATTGATTCAGTTTCAAACGGCTCGTTCAGTACATCTGAAACAGTAACTGGTTTGACGAGTGGTATTACTGGAACACTCAGTACTATTACATTACCAGGAGCAAGTGGATTGGTTCCATATACTGGAGATCACGTATATGTTGAAAACCGTGGACCAATTTCACGCGCCTCTGATCAGATCGAAGACATTAAACTCGTAGTGAAGTTCTAAGGATTTAGTTGAATGGCATTCGCAAACACTGCATCTCTATCGACAAACCTCAATGTCGATCCATATTATGATGATTTTGATGAGTCGAAAAATTTTCATCGAGTATTATTCCGTCCTGGTCTAGCAGTTCAAGCAAGAGAGCTCACACAGCTTCAATCAATTTTACAAAATCAAATTGATCGGTTCGGCGAGCATATCTTCAAAGAAGGCAGCACTGTTCGCGGCCTAGAAATGAACTATGATAGAAATCTGAAATTTGTGAAATTAAGAGATGCAGATCAAAATGGTACAACTGTAAATGCTGCAGCATTCGTAGGATCAACAATCACTGGTAGTACAACCGGTGTTAAGGCATACGTAATTGATTCTCTTGACGGTGCGGAAGCAAATAATCCAAACATCAAGACTCTTTATATTCGATACACCAGTTCAGGAACTCTCGGAACAACAGCAGCTTTTCAAAGCGGAGAGGTTTTAACATCAAACACATCTCTTTCTGCTAATGTAGTTACAGCAAATGCAACTGTTACTGCTACTGGTACTGGTTCCAGAATTTCTTTTGGTGAGGGCATTTTTTATGCCAAAGATCACTTCATTCGTGTTCCTTCATGCAATACCATTGTTGGTAGGTATGATGCAAACACTAATTTGAAAGTAGGATTTAAGATCAATGAATCACTCGTGAGTTCAGACAGTGACACGACTCTTTTAGATCCTGCACAGGGTGCTTATAACTATGCAGCTCCCGGAGCTAACAGATTAAAACTTGATCCAGTCATTACAATCAAAAGTCTGACTGCGACTGATGATGAAAACTTCGTGGAAAGAATGCGGATTAAGAACGGCGATCCGTATATGAAACAAGATAAGCCAATGTATTCTATCATTAATGATTACATTGCAAGAAGAACCTACGACGAATCCGGTGACTATATCGTAAAAGGTTTATACGCAAAGGCAAGAGAACATCTTAACACTGCGAACAACGGTGGTTACTATACTGCTGGTCAGGGCGGCGATTCAAATAAACTTGCGATCACAGTTGCTCCAGGTAAGGCATACATCAAAGGATTTGAAACCGATCTTGTGTCATCTCGTGTTGCTGCTATCGATAAGGGTACAGATTACGAAACAGTTGATGATCTACCTATTACAATGCAGTATGGCAACTATATTCAGGTAAATGAAGCAGTTGGTACATGGGACATTAATGGCCACGATAGAGTTTCTTTCTATGATACTCCATTCAATGCGATTTCAAACGGCACATTCTCTACCTCAAGTGTTACTGGTAGAACTAAAATTGGTGAAGCTCGTGTAAGAGCATTCGAGCATTCATCTGGCGAAAAGGGTGATGCTGATTGCGTGTATAACATGTACATTTATGACATCGCAATGACTGCAAACAATATCAGCGCAGTTCGTGGTGTTTACTTTGATGATAGCACATACGATGGCGTTGCAGATAGCGTAGTAACAACTGGTAATACTGTACTTAGCGAAACTAAGTTTAATACTGGTGTATTCAATATTCCATCTTCTTATATCAAAACAGTTCGTGAAGCTGATGGAACTACGATTGACAATGACTTTATCTTCTATGATGAATTTGATGTTACGCTTGCTGCCGATGGCACTGTTACAGTCACAACCGATGGCGCAGATGAGATCTTCAATCTATCAACTGGTGCCGTAAGCGCAACAAACAAAAAATCAAATTTCCATATGGTCCTCAAAGGTTCGGCAACAAGTTCTGCCAGTCTCGGTACAGCTACGCTTTCCGATCAGGGTCATACAATCAGCTTCACAGGCCCATCTTCCAACCTTAATGTTGGCGAGGTCATTGCCGTTGCTGGTTACTCAAATACGTTCACAATTAACAGTGTTGCAACAAACTCATTTACAACCTACGAGCTTGGACTAAATGCAACAGCTGGCGCTCTTACCAAATCGTTTCAGCCAGGGCAGGTAATCAATCTCTCTGGTGTTGGTGGCGATGGTGGTTCACGATCTGTTACAATTGACTCTTCAACACAAGCATCAATTGACATCGATGAGACACTTTCATCTGGTACTACAGCAAGAGTATTTGCTAAACTAAAAAAGCAAAATGGCCAAGAAATTGCTAAGACCATTAATGAAGGTCGTTATGTTGAGCTGAACATTTCGCAGGGTCACTCAAACACACAGGTTGGTTCTCCCGGGACTTCTGGACCATTCAACCTTGGTCTTTCTGATGGCCATAAGCTACGTGAAGTTCGAGTAAAAACAGGTAATACATACTTCGCAAATACAACCGAAGGCACAGATGTAACAAGAGAGTTTGAACTTGATACGGGCATGCGTGATAATCTTTATGCGCACTCAAAACTTGTACTCAAACCAGGTTCTACTCATACCATTGCGAACGGTAACGTATATCTTGTTAAACTTGACTTCTTCACTCACGATACATCATCTGGTGTTGGTTACTTCTCTGTAGATTCATATCCTATTGATGATGTGAATACAGCAAATACTAATGCAATTCAAACTGCTGAAATTCCTGTATTTACTTCACCAACAACAGGCAATAGATTCGATCTGAGAGATTGTATCGATATTCGTCCTCGTATCACAGATACTGCAAATAACGTATCATCTGTAACAAACATTACAAGAAACCCAGCAACCTCAACTGCAGTCGTTGAGCCAGCAAGTGGACTACGTTATCCTGCTCCAAACGAAAATTTCACAATTGATTATCAGTATTATCTCCCAAGAAGAGATAGAATTGTAATTACAAAAACTGGTAATGTAGAGGTTATCAAGGGTGTTCCTGATCTTGAGCCAAGAACCCCAGCACAGGCTGCTGATGGAATGACTATTGCTATTGTTCATGTGAAACCATATCCATCACTACCACAGGAAAATGCTGGTAGAATTTCAACAGCAACTGCAAAACAGGGTAGAGCGGATCTCGCAATTCGTCTTGAACCTCGCCGTATTCGTAGATACACGATGCGCGATATTGGTGGACTAGAAGAAAGAATTGACAATTTAGAATATTATACTTCTCTTTCACTGCTTGAATCTGATACAAAATCCCTATTCCTTGCTGATGGTTCTGGTATTGATCGATTTAAGAATGGTATCATAGTCGATCAGTTTGTTGATTTCACTGCTTCAGATTTTTATAATGAAGGTTATAAAATTGCTATTGATAGAAATAAGAAAGAAGCAAGACCATCGTTTAAGATTGATGATATTCAGTTAGAATTCTTATCAGCTAACTCCACAAATGCTACTGCAACTTCTAAAGATGCAACAATTACAATTTCTGCAACTGGAACTTACTCAAATGGTGAAACAATCACACAGGGTGCAGCATCTGGTACACTGGTCTATCAAGTAGGTACAAAACTTTATATCGAGAATGTAACAGGTACATTTACGACTTCGGCAAATGTGGTTGGTGGAAGCTCCACTACATCAAGAGCAGTGTCAGCAGTATCAACACCTAGTGCCGGTAAACTTGTAACATTACCGTACACACACAAATTGGCCATCGACCAATCTTCTGCATCAACGACAAGAAATACAGCTGGATTATTTTATAACTATCATGGTCAGTTAATTCTAAATCCAGAAACTGACTATTGGCAGGATGTAACAGTGGCGCCTGCTATTCAAATTGATTTTGGTAACTTTGCAGAAGCTCTACAGCAAATTGCAAACCAAGTTGGTACTCAGTGGAACGGCTGGAACACAGTTAATGTTTCTACCAATATTAATGCAGCTGGTATTACTACTGTTGAGAATCAAAGACGATCTGGAACTCAGCTTGTAGTACAGGCTGGTCAGTTAAGAGAAACAGATCTTGGAGAATCCATTCAGGATTTGAACATCATTCCTCATATGAGGTCTCGAGAAATTCAGTTTAATGCTTCTGGTATGAAGCCAAGTACTCGTTTGTATGCCTTTTTCGATGGTGAAAATGTAACGTCTTACATCACACCAACTGATTCTAGTTTTGCTAATACGGCAAATGAAGGTGCAAACTTACTCTCAGATTCAAATGGTAATGTTTATGGTATTTTCCGCTTACCAAATAATGATCAACTTAAATTCTTAAATGGAAATTTAAGATTAAGGTTATCTGATAGTCCAACAAATGAAACAAATCAAGGTCTGTATACAACACAATCTAGTGCTGTATATAGTGCTCAAGGACTTTCAGTATTTAAACAAGGCGCCGTGATTTCAACTAGAGATGTTGATGTCTCTACTACACGAGTTTTTGAAACAAGAACATCTTCAAGTTTTACTGCGTTTCCCGAAACCAACGGGGGCGTTCAGGGCGATGGAGACGATGCTGATCCAATTGCTCAGACATTTAGAGTTGATGATGGAGAAATACAAGGTAATGTTACTGGTTCATTTTTGACAAAGATAGATCTTTTCTTCAGAACAAAAGATCCAGATTTACCACTTCAATTGGAAATCGTTGAGGTAGACCCATCAACGTCATATCTTACAAATAAAGTGGTTCCTTTCAGTAAAATAGAAGTCCCTTCTGCTGACGTTAATGTGAGCGAAGACTCTTCTGCTCCAACTCCTATTATTTTTCCAACACCAATTTATCTGCAGCGCGGTGAACAATATGCTTTCAAAATCATACCTGGTGGACTGAATCCAAATTACACTGCTTGGATTTCTAAATTGGGTCAAACAGACTTGATAACAGGTAATAGAATTGTAAAACAGCCAGCAACTGGCACGTTATTTGCATCTTCAAACGATTTAGCATATGCTCCAATCCAAGAAGAAGATATTAAATATAAGATGTACTTTGCTGATTTTGGATCAAACCAAACCGGTACTGCTGTATTTAAGAACATTGACAAAGAGTACTTTACTCTCGCAAATACTGATAGTATTTCAATTTTCAATCGTGTTGGTGAGACTGTACACGGAGAGTCTACTATCACCTTTACCTCACAACCGAGTGCAAATGTTGGACTGAGTCTACTCAGTACTGCAGGATCGGGTGCTGGCGCTAATGGTGTAGTGACAATGAACAGCGCGAATACCGTAAGAGTTAAGGAAGTTACTACTGCTACTAAGTTCCAAGCGGGCGACACAGTAACAGTTATGAATGCAAATGGTTCTGCAACTGGAACGACCGCAACTATTCATAGTGTAACAACACCAACTGGTAAGGTATACTTCTATGATTCGACAACGCAGTCAAATACATTCTTACATCTAAGTGCACCGAGTGGATCATTTGCCGCAAATACATGGCTCCGTGGCCAAATTTCTGGTCAAGATGCAAGAATTAAAACAGTTGAAAATCTTAACGCTGATTTGTTTAATTCTAGAATGGGCAAGCTGATTCCAGACGGAACATCTTTATCTGCAATATCTAAGTTTGCAACAGCTCCAGCATCTCTTGACACTGCATTCCGGACATATAACATTGAGGGTGATAGTATATATGCAAATCGTAGATATATTTTTAGCAGGTCGAATGAAGTTGCAAATATATCGAGCCAAAAGTCTGGTGAAGTAAGATTTACTCTGACTAATAGTCAATCAGCACTATCTCCTGCTATTGATAATGATAGAACAGCTGTTCTCACTGTCGAAAACTTAATCAATAATGATTCGACGAATGAAGACACAAAGGATGTTGGTAATGCTCTTGCTCGATACGTGATGCGAACTGTTACGCTCGATGATGGCCAAGATGCTGAAGATCTCAAGGTGTTCATCGGTGCTTACAAGCCATCAACTGCTACAATCAAAGTCTTTGCAAAACTCTTGAATGGTGAAGACGGTGATGATATGGATGACAAGACCTGGATCGACATGACACAGGTTACGCCAACAACGGTATTCTCTGACAGTGAAAATCAAGAAGACTTCGAAGAATATGAATACACATTGCCGACTGCCAACCTTACTGGCGATAACGGAGAGGTGCAGTATACAACTGCTGATGGAGTGACATTCACTGGATTCAAGAGATTTAAAATTAAGGTTGTCTTGCTCTCAACTTCAACATCTCGTGTACCTCGGATGCGTGACTTCCGAGCTGTAGCACTTCAAATCTAGGAAAATAAATAAATGAGGCTACAATCAATTAAAGATGTTGATGGTTATAAGAGAGATGAGGAATCGAGTGCAATTCTTTCTGTAGATAATGCTGCACTTCAGGCTTATAAAATTAAAAGAAAGAATCAGAACGCAGTTCTGGACGATATAAATAGTATAAAATCAGAACTTGAAGAGTTGAAAACTATGCTAAAACTTATTCTCTCTTCGGAAAAAGGTAATTAAACATGGGTAAAGTAGCTAATGTAGCACTGTCTGACACATTTGATACTTGGAGAGTAAGATCAAATCAGTCATTTACAAACTTGTTTGAGATTAATCCTACAGCAAATGTTGTAAGTGCAAACTCAATTACAGTTGGTAGTAATACATCCATTACAAGAGCTAATACTTTTATTTCAACTCATACTCAGTTTACAGGCGCTAATACCAACATTCGTGGTGGGACACTCCTGGTAACTTCAAACACAAACATTAACGGAACATTGCTAGTCAACGGTGCCGCTCCAGGTACTGATGATAACGCACTTGCATTCGCAATCGCATTAGGGTAAAGAAATATGGCAAACGTATTTGAAACATTTACATCCAGAGGCGTTGGGGTGTCATTAACTGCTGTTGGATCTCACACAGTTGCAGGCGGTACGACTGAAACAATAATTGGTCTCACCGTATCAAACGTGACAGGATCTGCTGTTAACGTAAACGTTGTGTATAACGACGGGTCAAATGATACCTACATTGTTAAGAACGCTCCTGTTCCTTCCGGTGGTGCTCTTACGCCAATCGGAGGTGACCAGAAGATTGTTCTTACAGTCGGTGATTCATTAAAGGTATCATCCAATACTGCTTCGTCTATTGATGCTGTGATGTCACTGCTGCAGCAGACATAAGGAGTTAAGACATGCCTTATATTGGTAACAGACCAGCAGATCCTACTGAAGCTGATAATTTTGTTGTAGATAATTTTACAGCTGGTGTTGGTTTTACTGCTGGCAGTTCAACTACAGTAACTTTAAGTGGTGTTCCTGCAACTGAAAATGCCATTATTGTAACAATGGATGGTGTGACTCAGCATCACGATACTTATTCAGTAAGTGGTACAACTCTTACATTTGATACAGCGATTCCTAGCGGTGTTTCAAATATTGAAGTTCAATTTTATATTAAAGCCATTCTTACGACTGTTGCCGATCTCAGTGTAACGTCAGGCAAACTTGCAGGCGGTGCAGTTACAGCCGGTAAAATTGGAACAGGTGGTGTATCT